TAGCTACTAAACCGCCACCAGCAGTTGAAGGAGCGAGAAAAGTGTCGCCTAGTGTGTTAATTAGCTCTTTGGGTATGCGCTGGTTTGGCATCTCTTCTTGTGGATTACTCATGTTCATGCCAAGAACGCTTGCCCTAGGTATAAAAACGTCTTCTTTTACAAACTCCTCTGGGCTGGCTCCTATAGCAGAGCGTACAGGACGCAGTTCAGCTTCAGATAGTTCCTCGTAAGATTTTGCAAGTGCGCTAAATCCAGATTGATACGCTTCTGACTCTGCTTCAAATGATTTGGCGTAGTTGTTTAAAAACCTCTCCATCCACTTCATTCGTTTTCTTCCTGCTCTAGCTCCGATTCAACTTGCTTAAACACAGCATTTAGATAAGTGTAAATTTCTTTGCTGTCCCGCTGTAGCATACTACGCTTCACTGGGTCTTGAGTAGCCTTGATTGCTTTTTTAATTTCATCAAACATATCACGCTTTACGTAAGCAACTTTAGCTCTTACATTTGCAGGTCCGGGACTCCTGAGTTTATTCTTAATATAAGCATACGGGCCAACAACAGCAGTCCCGCCTAAAACCCAGATAGCGTTGTGTACTTTGGATAACGCACTGTTACCTGCGTATTCATTTAAACCAAGCTCTGCAATGAATCTACCAAATCTGGTTTTTGCTTCTGTTGCTGCTTTAGCGTTTAGATCACCCAGCGTAGGTATAATCTTAGACATTTTATTAAATATGGTTTCTGTCTCAGGAACTACATCAAATACAGTTTGGTTTACTGCTTTACGCACAGCCATAGCAGCTAAGTTTTTAGTCGTTAGTGAGTCTCCAGATACATCGTAGCCCATCCTTTCTGCCATTTTGTCGTACATACTTCTGGACACTCTAAACCCTTGCAGCGTTCCTCCTTGTTCATCTATTATAGACAAAGCCATTCGATACAATTGAGCTACTTCTTTCCTAGCCGTGTCATTAGACATTAGTTTGCTGTTTGGTCCTTGCTGCATTTCGTCAAACTGCGCTTTTAAGTTAGCACGTAAATTATCGTCAAGTTGCGCCCAATTAATTTTCTTTTCGTTTTTAGCCAGCATTTTCATCAGGCTGTCTTCTAGCTTATCGTAGTACCCTTGAAAAGCGTTGTGGTTTTGCTGTAGAGTTTTGTTGCCAGATACACCCGCAGATTTAGCCATGTCTATAAGCTCTAGTTGATCTGCAGATGCAAGCTGTTCCTGAATCCCTAGTATTCCTTTAGGATCTTCTGTCAGTCTCACTTGTTCAGGTGTTTTCTTTTTGCCCTCAAACAAAACCTTGTATACGTCTGCGTCACCGCCAGCCAGAGGTTTAACTTCGTTACGCATACCTACACGTTCTAGCTTCATAAACTTCGTAGGTTGTTTTACCAGCGGTCCAGTACCTCTAGTAAAACCTAAGTCCATTACAGCAACGAGATTAGCAGCTTCGTTGGGGTAGGCTTCTTTAAACTGCTCCCACGCTTCCATACCTTCTCCAGCAGCAGCCCACGCCAACTGACCGCCTTTGGTTTGCATCAGTGCCTGAAACTGCTCTGCAGCGCCTTCCTTTAGTCCCTCAGGCAGCATCCCTACACCTTTCTCAGCGCCAAACATTACCATCTCTGATCCAGAGTCAAAGATCATCCTGAGAGGCGTAGTTATTGTCTGGAGTAGAACAGAAGGTAGATTAGTAGACTGCCTGTACTGCTGTTCAAGTACCGCAGGGTCACTCATAGCCGCAGTAATACCTGCCATAGTCCCTGCTTGTTGACTTTGGCCTAATCTCTGAAAAGTTTGTGCTTGACGCTCAATACCTCTCTTGTAAGGCTCAGAGAAAAACCTGTTCCACAGAGAGAGTTCTTCTGTTTCAACACCAGAGTTATGTACGTCTACTGCGTCAGATTCAAACGCTCTTTCAAACGCTGACTCATCGTCTATAAGCATTTCTTTCTTTTTTTCGTCAGACACCAAAGGTTCGCCTTGTGCGGGTTCACCAAAGGCTCTGTCAAAGGCTTCCATATCTTCTGCAAGAGACATTACGTTAAGCTCCTAGTTTAACAAACTTACCGTTGACCAGCTTGTATCTTGTGCCGTTTCTTCCGTTAGGCGCAAAGAATACTGTACCAGTTTCAGGGTCCTGATGGTATCCTATTTCTTTGTACTCAGGCGCTGACCAATCAATAGCATCAGCAGGAGCAACACCAGAAGCTAACTGCTGTACGTTCAACAAGTGTTTTTTGATGTTCTGAAGGGCCTCAATTTGTTTCTCTCTTGACATACCTGTATAGATAGCATCAATAGTAGACTGTAGTGACATAAATTCGATGTTAGAGATTTGGCCCAATCCAGTTCCTGACGCTCCTGATTCTTTAGCCAGCTTTTTCATCTCGTTGATCTGGTCAAAGCCAAGTCTAGCTCTTATAGACAGCAGTTCTTTCTCTCTATCATACGCAGGAGTTCCGGGAACTGCCGCAGTCACGCCACCGATAAACCCTGTCTCCGTAAAGCCGGGATCCATCAACTTATCAACGTCTTTAATAAAACTGGTAGTTTGAGCAATCAAATTAAGGGATGCTTCTTGATCTCCTTCACCTTTTCCGGGAGGAGGCAACGTGCTAATCAAAGATCCATCGTCAGCGTCTAGGATAGATACTGATCCGTCCTTACGTTCTACTGTTTTTATTCCTTGCGAAGCAGCAGGAGCTTCAGGCTTAAACGGACGTTCGTACAGAACCTCTCCTGTGGGGCTTACTAATGCACCACCAGCAGGAACATTTACTGGCTTTCCTTGCGTTCCTGCTTTCATATCAACGCCAGCTTTGTACGCCTGCATAATTTGTTCCTGAGTACCGCCTTGCGCTAAAACAGACCTAACGCCTTCTTGCAAATCTGCCAGAGGAACACCACGGGCTGCTGCTTGAGTAATCGCCATCAGACCGCCTTGTGCGCCTCTCTGTTGCCCTGCAGTTTCTTTAGCAGTAGCCTGTTGTGCAGCGTTAAAAAACACCTTAGACAAAGCATCGTTACCTTCCATAGCGTACTTTTGACCCAGAGCGTTTAACTGAGCAGGGTCGTTGGCGTACTGCTGTAAAAGCTGTTGTGCTTCTCTGGAAGACCTACGCTCAGAAAAACCTTTGCCAACGTCAGTCAACATTCCACCAAGGGTTTGACCAAAGCCTTCCGTAGCTTTTCCTATTTGTTGTCCTATGTTGGCTCCTGCCGTAGCTAAGACGTTTGCGTTTATAGCCATTGTTGTTACCCTCTGTTAAGGTATTAAATCAGTAATTATGTCAGTAACTCCACCCAGAAGCTGACCACCTAGACCCATAGAACCGGCAAACATACTGCCGTACAAGCTGGCGAGTCCTGCGCGTCTAGCGAGTTCTGCGTTGATGTTAGCCATCTGAGTTTCTAAGCCAAACTCACCTTGCTGTCTACGCGCTACGTCTGTCATGGACGCTACGTTCAACGCTGGTGACAACGCTGACAGAAGCGCTGCCTGAGGTGCGTACCCTGCTTGCAACGCTTGTATTCCTAACTGTTGTTCAGCAGCTTGCAGCCCTTGTCCACCAGAAATAAGCCCTTGTCCTGTGGTCAGTGCCTGTAGCATTTGCTGTTGTCTAGCAGCGTCGAGTGCTTGTCTCTGGGCCGCTAAACCTGAACCAAGAGTAGCGTACTGCTGACCCAAGCCAGCCTGTTGTGCCTGCAGTCCACCAGCAACCTGAGCCAACTGAGCAGCCTGTTGTGCTGATGTAGCTGCCCTGCCAAGACCTTCAGACTGCAACTGAGATTCAATCTGCTGTGCGCTGAGTCCAAGTTGTGACAACTGTGCAGCCCTCTGTTGTGCTGCTGACTGAAGCTGGCTAGAGAGTCCTGCTTGCTGACCAAACATACCACCTAAAGTCTGTGCTGTGCCTAAGGCTTGCTGACGTTCTGCTTGCGCTTGCTGCATTGCCATCAGTGATGCTCTGTCTTGTGCCTCTTCTTGTGCCTTAGACATTGCAAGCTGTTCTGGTGTACCTCCAAACATCGCTGTACGCACACCTAAGCGTCCCTGTTGAGCCAAACGCTCTTCCAAGGCTAACCGCTGTCGCTCTTCTTCAGGACGCTGTGTAGCCCTGATACGCTCAAATACTGAAGCCTCACGAGCAGCCGTAGGCGAAAGAACGTCCATAGCCGCTTGACTAGCTAGAGCACCGTATTGCCCTCTAAGGGCTTCTATATCAGCAGGAGCCTGTGCTCCTAACCCAGCAGCGCCCATGCCCAACGCTTGTTGTCCAAACTGACCTATGCCGGGACTAGGTTGTTGCCCTAGCATACCACCAACTTGTCCTGCAAACTGCCCACGCAACAAGTTAATGTCTGCTGGCTGCATCCCTGCAGCACCCATGAACTGACCACCTAGTCCAAACGCTTGTTGTGCTGCTTGTTGCTGTTGAGCTAGCCCAAAAGGTGCTTGACCCATCATTTGCTGGCCTAAGTCCATTACATCTGTACCAATAAACATTGATTCAAAAGCGCCCGGAGGTGCGCCACCAATGCGGTACTGTGCTTCACGCATCAAGGCATCTTGTATAGCACGTTGTTGTGGACTGAGTTGATACTGTGTTCCTGACGGTCCTGCGGTTGTCGTACCAAGCCCAGATGTAACCGTAAAAGGTTGGAACGTAACATCAGGTGCTGTTGCTGTTGGAACAGGACCAAAAGCCTGAGTTACTTCTGTTGGTAACTCTTCGTACAAACCACTAGCAATATCGCTAATGAAGCCGCCAAAAAGATTTCCAATAGCCATCAGTAAGTCCCTCCGTCAATCGTGCCTGTAGACAGAGTACCCGTAAACGTCAACGCGGGGATCGTTACAGTGCCTGTGAACGTAGGAGAAGCTGTGTTTGCCTTGGTTGCAATCGCTGTAGATATAGCGTTGAACTCAGTGTCAAACTCGCTACCACGAATAACTTTACCGCTATCCCCAGAAGGTAAACTGTCCTTAGCAGTAAAGTTTGTTGTCTTTGTATAGTTACTCATACTGTTTTACCCATTAGTGCTAATACGTTAATTTCTTGGAGGGATAAAGCAGACCCATCAATGTCAGCTTCTAGTCCTATCGTAATAATACTTCCGTTACCTGTTGCTTGAACAGAGTTTCTAGTCGTAAGTTCACCACCAGTAAACTCACCGATAGCAAACTCGTCAACACCGTAGTACGCAGGTACTTGGTTGCCTACAGTAAACTCGTAGGTTTTAAAGTCCGTAGCCAGATCGTAAGCCCACTTCATAAACACTGTTGCGCCTGTAGCACCAACCAGAGTCGGCCTGAGTTTCTTGAGCAACTTTGTTTTAGCAGGATCACCAAACGTCAGACCCGGACTGTAGTACCTAAAGCGGTACGCTGTTGTGTTGTCTACGTAACCTGAGTACGTCCCTATTCCGTCAGTTGTTCCTATGTACAACGTACCGTCAGTTTTAACTTCAAACGACTTGTGTGGAATAGAAGTCCACCTAGTAACCCTGTACGCACCGTTCTCTAGCCTACCCTTTAGATCAAAGCAGTACGCCGTAAGTTGATCTGGGAACGTGATAACGTAAAAAGAGTTCTCAGGGCTGTACACAGATGCCGTAGGTAACGTCCTGTTGTTAATCAAACTAATAATCTCAGTCTTTACGTTTAGACTCAGGTCAGATATAGGCAGTGACTTCTCTTGGATAGTACGTCCTAAACTCCTGAGTCCTGTGTTAGACATAAACAAAACATCTGTGCCGATGTGCTGGACAGAGTTTCTACAGATGCACCCAACGCCAGCTACCGTGTCAACCAGAGCCATATTAGCTGGACTAGAGGCTCCTCCGTACACAAGTATGCTGTGCTTACCAAAGATAATCAGAGTGTTGTTGTGTGCTGCCAACGCTCTAACTTCGTCGTACCCATCAGGCCAAGCCTTAGATACATCTATAGAACCACTGGAACCACCAGTGAAGTCTGAACCTATCAAAAGATCAGACCAGTAAATCGTTTGTGTGTCTGTTGCGTTGTCTACTACCCACAGTCGTCCGTAAGCTGCCAGAGCCTCGTGACACTTGAGGGTTGCTGCAGTAGCCCCACCGTTAGCAACAGTAAACGTGCGTAGTCCTGTAGCGTTGTCGTACACCAGAGGATCGTACCCACGTTGGAAGAAGTACGCCTTGTCGTTAAAGTTTACAATCTTCCAGTTGTTAGTTGTAATAGTGTAAGCTGCAGGAGTAACATCAGTCAGGGTAGTTGTCCCTGTCATTATCTTGTTGTTACCTGCGCTGAACACTACCTCGTTACCTGCGTCATCGTAGAAGTAGTGGATCTTGTGTACGTAGTCTGAACCTAACTCTGTCTTGTCAGTAGTGATTACGTCGATACCCTTACGTGCAGCAATACGTCCACGCTTGTCAATCACTGCGTTGTCAGCAACGTCAGCGTAAGAAGGATCCTGCGCGATAGGCGAGTCTTCTGTGTTGACACCTTTGAACGCTGGAGCAACTAGGTTAATACTTTGTAGCGGCTGTGCCATACGTCAGGCTCCTACGGAGTGTACCAGATGGTTTCTTCAGGGTGCTTCTGAGCGTCCATAGCAATCGCATCAGACAAAAACTTATCAGCAATACCAAAGTACTCAGGTGCTGATGTACCGCCTGTCTCGCCACGCTCACGCGCTAGTAATGCTACTGCTAAGTGAATCACAGGTTGACTAGGAATCAACAACACATCTGTGTCAGAGCTTAACTCAGGGTTCCTGAGCGTACAGTTGAATCTCAGGCTGTACACACCGTCAGGCTTAGGATAGATGTCTACCTGAGTGTCACCACTGGAGTCAACACCGTTGTACGTGTAGTACTCAGGTGAGCCTGACACGGGGTCTTGATTCAAGTACTTATTGTTAAACCAGTGCTGAGTCTGGTACTGCATAAAGATGTTTGAGGTATCGTTGATTACGTCGAGCACCTTGATCTTGTTCTGTGATCCAGTTAGCACGTAGTTAAAAATACCAGCAGACGTAGTAACCGTCAGGGTAGTCCTGAGTGCTGACCAATCCCAAGCATCCTCTACCATCTTCTTAGCGTCGTTTACAAAGTCACCTACCATCTTGCTGTACGTGTTGGCAGTAACGCTGGACACTTCTTCTTCACGTAAACGTCTGAGGACGTTGTTTACTAAGTTTAAATATGTCATGCTCTACCGCCTCCAGTGCCAGTAAAGAGTCCTGCTAAGTAATCTGTAATTGGAAAAGAGCGACCAGCTAAAAGCGTAGGATCGCTTTGTATACCCATAGAAATTTTTGGCGCTTCTGCGGTAAAGCCCTTGACTGCTGTTTTTTTACTAGATACGGGAGGCAAGTCTATGTCAGTACTTGGGCTGTCAATATCTTCTGTCTTGACACATTCACCGTTTTCATCACGCTCGTAGCCAGACGGACAATCGGGCTTTACACATTGACCAAAAACATTACGCTCTGTGCCTTCAGGACAAGGCTCCTGATCTGGGAGACACTTTCGTAAATCTGGATCCCAAGAGTACCCTTCGCCACAAACTGTGGGAGGTTCTATGCAAACCCCGTCTTCGTCTATATCCCAACCTTCGGGACACTGAATTTCAATTTCAACACATTCACCAGATAGATCGTCACGTTGAAATCCCTCAGGGCAGGTGATGTCTACCTCAATCGTGACGCATTCTCCTAAATCTTGATCCCATTCGTAGCCCTCGCCACAGACTACGGGAGGTTCTATGCAAACCCCGTCTTCATCAACGTCCCAACCTTCGGGACACTTAACTTCAGGAATATCAGGTACGCATTTCTCTAGTGCAGGATTCCAAGAATAGCCATCATCACAAACTTGAGGAGGCTCTATGCAAACGCCGTCTTCATCAACGTCCCAACCTTCGGGACACTGAACATCGGGGATCTTAACACACCCTTTGCCGTCTCCGTTGTCTATGAATCCTTCGGGACAGACTTCAGGTATTTCAGGTACGCACTCCCCTAGATCGGCGTCCCATATTAGACCTTCTCCACACGGGTTTGGTATAGGAATACACTGTTTTAGCGCCTCGTCCCACTCTAAACCTTCGGCGCACTCAGGTAGTGAAATGTCTGCACTAGGGCACTCACCATCTTCATTTTGTAACCACTCAGGACAGCCATCAGGTAAATCTAAGTTACACAAAAAGCTGATTGGGCTGTCTTCTGAACAGGGATCACCTAAAACTCCACCTATTGCGGTTAGTGATGCCCAATCTAAGCCCTCAAGAGCAGGCCACAAGAAGTCTAAAGAGCCACCGTCGTTGAAGTAGTCGTAAAGTGCTTTAACAGCATCAGTAGTACTCATTCCACCGTCTATCAACGCCTGTATACCGACCCCAACAAGACCGTTGATGGAATCGGTGGATATGTTAGTTTCTCCTTCTCTGAAAAAGTTACTAACGTCAATACCAGACTCACCTAGTAGGTCAGTGATGTAGGATTGTATCTTTTCTGTTCCCCAAGATCCTACAGCGTTGAGCACAATACCCTCTAGATCTTCTCCTTTTATTACTCCGGTTAGTATTCCTTCTATAATAGAAAGGGCGCTGTCCTGAGATATCCCAAGAATATCTGCGAGCATCTGGCCCTTTTCAATAGCCCAAGTACCCGCAGTGCCTACCACTTCTCCGTTTACTATCCACCCGCCGTAAGTGCCGGGATCAGCCGCTATTAGGTCGTCAAAAAAACCACCAACGCCTCCTAAAAGTGCTGACTGAAGAACTTTAGATGGGTCTATTTCACCAGTGAGGATTGCCTGACCCAACATAGAGGATATAGCCCCTGCAGCCGCACCAGCACCAGCACCGCCACCTAAAGCACCAGCAATACCGGGACCCACTGCACCACCAGTAAAACCGCCAACCATTACACCCGCGACAATAGCTCCCCAATCTACGCCGGGGGCTTCGTAAGTACGGACGTACGTTGAGCCGTTCCAGAGGTACTTGTCTCCGTCGCCGTTAGTGTACGATCCAACAATGCCGTACTTTTCCATAAGCTGTGCATTAATATCGCTAGCCAGCCACTTTTCCATACTCGCCAGAGAATCTTGCTGTATTGCTACGTCCGTACGTGCCCTACAAATTTCTTCATCGCGTCCAGTTAGCCCTGTACACGGATTCCTGTTGCTGTTTATTGCAGCGGTCATAAAGTTCGTAGGATCTACTAACTCTCCAGACTCAATGTAACTCTGCCGTTCGCTAATGTATTCCCAATAGGTATCCCAATCTAGATCATTCTGACTCTGGAACGTGGACATAGAGCCACTGTCCCAGTACTTTTTAATCTCCTCTTCAGTGTAGTAACCTCCGGGGTTTTCCCCGATTCCTGCAGTAGTAGACCCTTGGTAGTTTTCACCGCCTTCTTCGCCTGTCTCGAACGGAGGTGCCCAGTAGTAAACACGAACGCCAGCCTCATTGTAAAAGTGACCGTCCTCTCCAATTGTCTTTTGCTTACGAGGGTCGCCCATTGGTCCGTCGTACGCAATGCACTCACCTTTTTCATTATAAATGTAACCTTCAGGACAGCCCTTATCTCCGCTTTCTGTGTCCGTTAGGTTAATGTTAGGATCGTCAGCGCCTAGCGTAGAATTATCGGCTGACGGCGTTTCCGCGATAATGGAGTCATTAAGAACCTCCTTATCTGTTAAACCGCTAAAAAGTCCTCTATTTGAACTAATAGCCATAGCTTACTTACCCTTTAGCTGCATCAGCTTGTCAGCACCACGTATGCCAAAGCTGGCTGTGACTGCAACGTACAAAAGATATTGATACCACTCAGGTAGTCTATCTAGCTCTGCAAAGGCAACGCCTACGCGACCAATAATATCAAGATCGTTCATACCTACGCCCCACATAATTGCTATTACAGGCGCACTTAGGACTACTGTGAACCACTCGTCTTTCCACGAGGATGCACTAGCCTGTGCCATGTGTTGTTCCCACGTAGCAGTGTTCTGTATAACCTGCATTGTGGCTGCATGTTTTGCTTGTGACTGCTCGTGACGGTTAGTCAACCAAGTCTTAGCGAGTCCAGCAAGAGGACTAATTAACGCTTGCCACACCTACGACTTACTCCTGTTACGCCAGCTTTGCACCGTGTCTGTTTCCCAGATACGTATACCTGTCCACACGAGTGTAAACAACGCAGCCAAGGAAGGCAGTACGCCAGCCAAAGCACCAACACCTGTTGCTACAGAAACCGTATCCATTACCTCTTTCATCCCTTGATCTGCCATCCTCATGCACCCTTGATAATTACCATCGTACCGTATATGATGCCTGACGTTACGATAGCGGCTATGGATACTAAGAAAGTGTCTAGTAGCATCCGTTGTCTCTTTCTCTGTTTATAGATAACTTCTTCTCGTTGTGCCTTGATCTTACGTCTGAGCATTATCATCTCTTGGTAAGTCTCAACGCCGTATGACCACACAATGAGTTCCCTTATCTGTTTCTCTTGTTCCTCTAGTTTCTTCTTAGCTATAACACTGTTGAGTGCTTGTTGCTCTACGGTTTCTCCGTCGAATAACTTCTTGAAGACGCCGGGACTCTCAGCTTCTTTTTCTGCTTGTCTGATGTCAGACGCAAAGCTGTACCACTGCCCCAGCTTCTGAGCAACGTGTTCAATCTCAGCACCTCTGTTTACTAGCGTCTGTATGCCTTTGAAGGTTGTAGACGCCATAGCAATAAGTGATAGAGGATCCATCCATTATCTTACCAAGACACGCCAGTGCCGGACGTAGGATTAGCTTGCTCTGCAATCTGTGCGTCGATGCTAGCCTCAACAGCGGCAACCTGCTCGTCACCCATTGCGGCCTTAGCCCAGCCCACAGCCATATCTTCGGTGATGTCAGCCCACTCGACAAACGTACCACTAGGAGCCTCAAGCCCTGCTGTGCCGTAGGATGATCCAGAGTTGTCTCCGTCTTCCTTTGAACAGCGCCAGTGTACGGTGTTGACTACGTTGGTGTGTCCGTCTTGTGACACGGTGTAGTCCATTGCTGATACAGTCCAGTTAAACATAGGTTATGCTCCTTTAAGCGCCGCTACTTCGGCTTTTAAGTCTTGAATTTCTTTAATCATCATTGGTACTAGCTTGCTATAGTCTACTTGCCACATATCATCGTCAGTTTCACCTTGCGTTACTGCTTCAGGCGCAACGTCAACAAGTTCTTGTGCAACCATCCCGTACTTTTGATGCGAGCCATCAGTTTTCCAATCAAACGAACGTACACGGATAGCATCAATGTTACCCGCTGGTGCGTCTACGATGTTTTCTTTGAGACGTTGGTCTGAAGATGTATTAAATTGTGTTGAATTGCTATAGGTTGTTACAGAACCTACATTGCCGTTAGAGTTGTAAAGTAACCAATGCCCCGCACTACCCGCAGTATATCGTGCTGTTTTATAGTAACCAGCATCACCGCGTAGCTCTATCCCCTCAGAGCCCCCACCAACAGAAGTAGTAACACCAATCAGCAAGTTACCAGAGCTATCAATACGCATACGCTCTGTGCCATCACAAGTAAATACTACGTTGGAACTAGAAACGGCATTGGTAAAATCTGAAGCAATGACTAGATCCGTCGCGTTATTATAAATTGCCCCAATGACGGTTCCAGATGAATTTTCAAAATCAATTTCAGAGCCATTGGTTCCTTGTAAGGTCAAAACCCTATAATTTGCATAGGAATTTGGAGTAGTACCAATACCAACTTGACCAGAGCTATCAATACGCATGGCTTCATTTAAATTAGAGCCGTTGTGCGTAGAGAAAGTAATAGCGCCTGTTCTGCTTGTATGGCTTACATTGATAAAGTTCATCTGAGATACAACTAAGCCATTACTGTTGTACCCACCTATGTTTGAAAAATTACCGTCTGTAGCTGATGTATTGCACAGGTTTATTACTGCCCCACTGTTAGTAGCAAGGTTTGTTGAAGTGCTAGACGCAGATTGCAGTATTGATGCGCTTGTTACTTCACTGCCAGCAGTTGTAATGCTTGATGATGTTTTACCAACTAGCAATCTACCAGAGCTATCAATACGCATACGCTCTGTTAGCTCATCAGCAGTCGTAATAGCTGTGCCGTGAGTGTAGAACCTAAGCTGTGTTCCCCAGTCGATACTGTTTTCTCGCGCAAAACCGATACCAGCAGAAAGGCCGTCATTAGAACCGCCAAGAATGGCTACTTCTGAGTTTGTGCTTCCCAAGCCACCATCAAGACGCACCGCACCACCGTCAAAAGCACTTCCAGAAGTCTTGCTTGCTGTGTTTGAGGTAACGCCAACTTGCAAAGGATTTACCAGCGAGCTTATGCCAATACCAACATTACCGCTACTGTCGAGTGTCATGCCAACAGTCGGTGTTGAGCCATAAGCAAACAACAAATTCTGCCCACCGCTGGCAAAGTTTGTACCAATTCTGTACTGAAGCGTATTGCTTTCGTCCGTAAAGTCTATGTTGTGGCCCTGCCCCGCACCACCTTTTTGCAAAACAATTGAAGTGTAGCCAGTAGAGTCAATGTGCAAACCAGTTCCAAGAATAAATGAAGGGTTACTAGTACCAATACCAACGTTGCCGTTAGAGTCGATACGCATCGTTTCAGACCATGTTAATGTTCCTCCAGCAGTTCCAGAGACCGCTGTGTCCCATACATGAAATCCCTGTTGTTGCCTATAACGCCCTGCTAAATTTGAATTTTTGTAGATCCAATTTGTTCCGTTGTAATAAGCGTTGTTAGTTACAAACGTAGTATCGTTATCAGCAGAAAAAGACGCGTAAGGGCCAAGATCAATAGCGTCAAATGCTGCGCTCCAGCTACTTGGAGTAGTGCCAATACCAACGTTGCCGCTGGAGTCGATACGCATACGCTCTGAAGTATTAGTCCAAAACAACATATTATTGCTATTATGATCGTATTGAATCAGCCCACGATACTGATCACTAGCTGATGTACCGTCAGCAAATGCCAGCCCACCTTGGCTAGTAGTTCCTGAATAAACGGTGATTCCTTCTGCGCCCGATCCTGTTCCAACCACTAAGTTGTTACATTGTGCCGCATTAAACGTAGCAGGACTCGTAGTACCAATACCAACATTCTGACTAGCATCAATCGTAATAGCAGTGCTTGTGGCGTTATCGTCGATGCCTGTGGAGGTGAACGTGGTGAAGGTTCCTGCGGCGGCAGATGATCCGCCAATAACAGTGCCGTCGATAGTTCCTGCGTTAATGTCAATGGTGCTAGGGTTAGTACCAACCTCGATCACCGTACCGCCTGAGTCTTCTGTGTAGAGGCGCTTATTAGTAAGATCCAGCGCAGGTTCACCTTGGACAAGATCCCCTGCTAACGGTGCGCCTGAGCCGTTCTTCAGCTTAATCGTAGTAGCCATTAATAAGTTCCTCCGTCAATAGTTGACAGTGTTGTTGTAATAGATGTTGTTCCTGATCCAGTGACTGCACCGGACAACGTAATCGTTTGGTTGCCTGTGAGATACGAAGCAGCACTGTGGTCTCCCCATCCGTAAGCAGTATCCCACTGGCCTACCTTGGTATCAGTGATGACGTTAACACCCATGTCAATCGTGTTACCGTTGGCGTCCAGTGTACCGCCTAGCTGTGGCGTAGTGTCACCGATGAGATCCGGGTTAATCGTGTTCCACGCAGATCCATCGTAGATACGTGTTGTGTTGTCACCTGTGTTAAAGTACCAATCACCAGCAGTAACTGCGTTACCGTTCAGGTCAACCGTAGGGTTACTCGCCTGTGCTCCCAAGAAGAAACCGTCAATAGCTTCCTGAGCAGCCTCAGCAGCCGTCTGAGCAGCCTGTGCAGCCGTTGCAGACGTAGACGCACTAGAGGCTGAGGTAGCTGCGTTCGTCGCTGAGGTGGACGCTGAGGACGCGCTAGAGGCTGCGTTAGTCTCAGATGTACCTGCGTTAGTCTCTGACGTTGCTGCGTTGGTTGCACTCGTGCTCGCTGCAGACGCTGATGACGATGCACTGGACGCACTAGACGCCGCATTAGTTGCGCTAGTAGACGCTTCAGACGCCTTAGTGGTAGCTGTAGTAGCACTGGCTAAGGCATTGGTCTCGCTTGTGCTCGCGTTGGATGCGCTGGTAGCAGCGTTGGTTTCACTTGTCGCTGCGTTGGTAGCACTAGAGCCAGCAGCAGAAGCACTCGTTGCTGCATTAGTTGCACTGGTTGACGCATTAGACGCAGACGTTGCTGCGTTGGTAGCGCTAGTTGATGCTTCAGACGCTTTGGTTGTTGCTGTTGTAGCGCTAGAGGCTGCACTGGTCGCGCTAGACGCTGCATTAGTCTCGCTAGTTCCAGCGTTAGTTTCACTGGTTGCTGCTGCTGATGCACTGGATGCAGCCGCTGTTGCGCTAGACGCTGCGTTGGTTTCGCTAGTGCTGGCATTAGATGCACTGGTTGCAGCGTTTGTTGCGTTAGTCGCAACACTGGACTCACTAGCCGCAGCGTTGGTTGCACTGGTTGCCGCAGCAGATGCGCTGGCAGCAGCTTCGTTTGCTTTTGTAGTAGCAGTCTGTGCGTTGGTAGCTACCTGTGACGCATACGCATCCGTGGAAGCATCTCCTGAACCACCATCACCTCTGTAAATCGGCATAGACTATATCCTGTTTGATTTGCTCAGGTTGTCCTGTGCAGGAATTACCTGTAAATTCCAAGGAACGTGTAAGCCACAACAGTTTTGTCCACGGAGGGGAACTATATGGTCAACGTGATGAACTACTCCGGTTAGCTCTGAACGCAAGTCGCGTAGTTCGTAAATCTCTTCGATCATCCATTTGTGATCGTCAGTAAGCCACTTAGGTTTTGCTTGTCGAACACCTTTGGCTCTTAGATGTCCTTTAGTAATATAATATTGCTTTCTTTTTGTTCTATAATAATGTCTGTTTTGAGCGTTAATAGTTTCTCTGCGTTCTTTACGTTTTTCATTAACACAAAACTTACATTGTCCAAAGTAGCCATCTTTGTTTCTTGGCTGCTTAAAAAATTCTGAATAATCTTTTGTTTCTTTGCAAGTACTGCACTGTTTCATAATAACTCCTGCATGAGTTAAGAAACGAGGGTACTAGGTGATGCAGCACCGTTCCCCTCTAAACTTTAAACTTTACTCATCACAAACAGCGAGAATAAAGCCAGCTTCAGGGCGGTACGTCTCGACACCATAGAGGGTATCTGCGGTGTACAGAGTGCTCAAATATTCTTGTTTGTATTGAGTCTGAGAACGTACAGCCATTTGCTCTGCCATTACAAGGGCGTCCTTGTGGAAGAACAAGCAGCCACGGGTGTCAGCGGTAGACGCAGTGTTCTGAGCAGCGACTTCCAGTACAGGAGCGTTGCTAGAAACGTAGATGTCTACACCGTAGAGGTTACCGATGAGGCCAGACTCAACACCACGACCACCAACAAAGTCGGAAGATACGTAGCGGTCAATGCCCATGATAGACTTACGTGACGCAGGAGGAATAACGAGAACTCGTCCGTCCATAGGTACGTCAGCATCGTCCATCAGCTTGATAGCTTCGCGGAAGCCCAAGTCGGTGAAGTTGTCACCAGTGGTAACAGTGTCAACAGCGTAAGCAGCAAGGCCAGAAGCGGCGTTGAAGTAGTAGCTGTTGCTGTTAACCCAGTTAGCACCTGTGTTAGCAGGAGTCTGAGTACGAGTACCATCACCAAAACCAGTAGCCGCGTTGATGAGGTCAGTGTCTACCTTGAGAGCAAGCTGGTAGCCAGCGTCTTCAGTGTAGAACTGTCGCAGAGAGGACAGAGCCTGTACTTCTACGATGTCTTCAATCAAACGTGAGTACTCAAAGTGACGGTCAACAGTGACAGTCAGTTCTGACTCGAGGTTAGCCTGAATCGTAACTGCTACAGCTTCTGCCTTAGCAGATGCAGCACCACGGATGGGCTTAGGGATGTGAATAACGTCACCCTTCTTGCCAGACATAGCGAGTCGCTTGACAAGGGGAGCCATCTTCAGGTTCTTTTGGTAAGCAGCGATTACTTCATCGCTCCAGATTTCTGGGATAAAAGTCCCAGCAGCAGTTTTGTCTACTACAGCATTAGCTGTAAAATAGGCACCAGAGGTTTCACCAGCCATTGTAATTCTCCTTTAGGCTATCTAACCCGACCCTCTGCGTAAGCCTTCAGTAGTTCGTCTGATAGACTCTGATAACGCTCTGGGTCGGTACGCATAAGTTTAATAATGTCAGCACGACGATAAACTTTCTTGCGTGATCCTTCCGATGTTCCTCGAGCGTTGCCTGTGTTAGCTGACTTTACTGCACTCTTACGGGCTTCTCTTTCAGCCTGTGCTGTCTGTTGAACTACTTGGTTCCTCTCTTTCCAGAGGCTAAACAGTTCGTGAGCAGCGTCGTAATCGTACGCTTGGTCAGCCTGAACAAACAACTGTGTTCGGACTTTTGACCCCTTGATCCACTCAGCAAACTTAGGGTCTTGCAGTATCTGTTCCATCTCAGGATGAGAGGACTTGAGTTGTGCAAGAGTAGCCTGTTGTTTGTACTGTTGTGTGTAAGCCTGTGCTTCTCTGATCTTAGGGTGGTTGTCTATAGCTCGACTAACAGCGGTCTTGGGATCAACAAAGAAATCTACATCATCATCTTCATCGCCGTTGTATTGCTGTTGTTGAGGTGCTTGTTGGACTGAGAGTTGTGTCTGGATGTAATTATCAACAACTTTACGTAACTCTCCAACTTCCGTACTCTGCTTACCTGAGAACTTCTCTAGTTCTTGGTGCATCTGTACAAGTTCTTCTACAGATTTACCTTGGTACTTTTCTGGAACATTAGACTGTTGAGGTTGTTCCTCTTGAGGATTCTCTACGGTGTCCTGTGTGTCGAGTTGGTCTGTTGTTTCTAATTCTTCTTCCTTACGCTCATCAATAAGTGTCGCTCGTGACATTCTAAACTTACCCCGCCTATTATTATTATTATTAGGTTATGGAGGATTAAATGGGAGTTGCCTCTAGTGTTGAGATTCCCTCGTATGTTTCCCAGCGTTCTCGTGTTCACGTACCCACTTCATGTGTCTGCCGGGGAAATCGCCAGACGCACCATCGAGTACGTGTTGAGTTGCTGAGATAATCTTTGTAGCGTTGGCACCACACCCGCACCTACTGGATGTAGTACCTGCTTCTACAAATTCTTCAAAGGTATGTCCGTTAGTACAACGAAAGTCAAATACTTTAATCATCTTCTTCTGGAGGCTTTGACGCTTCCTCGTAGTTAGTGTTTACGATAGTTTCCATGTTTATTAAGTGGGCTAATACGTTTAGTTGTCCTTTACGGAAAAACATATCGTCAGCATCTTTAGCTGCTTCAATACTGTTAATTTGAACAGCGTTGTTACCAAAGTCTTGCACGAGTTGTTTCCAACCGTCTGTCATAAAAAGACTAAAGTAATTGTCGTAGTACTGCTGTGTTTCTTGATCCATCAGTGAGGCCTCTTGGGTTGTCTCTGGTTAATAGGATGTACCTAAGTACACTGTATATTATACCATACTTTTACGCAAAAGTCAAGCACTATTTACGTTTTTTGGTAGTTTTTCGTGCTTTTTTGAAGGCTTCTGCTGTAGGAGCACCTTTTGCTCCCGGCTTACGCATCTTCTCACCTGATCCAGCCTTGATGCGCTTACGTTTGGCGTGGATGTTGGCGTATAGTCCTTTACTTGGCACGTTTCTTAGCCTTCTTTTTCTTCATCTTAGCCTTAGCTTTAGCCGCTGCCTTATAACCAGCTTCTGTATACGCATAGTGTTTTCCACCTACTTTTGGCATAACTGTCTCCTCACCATTTCACCTTATCAGCCCAGTAAGCCGCAGACATCTTGCCTTTGGCTATGTTCTTTGCGTGACGAGCTTTGAATGACGCTCGCTTCTTTTTCATCTTGTCACCTTCACCCACTTTAGGTTTACCAGCAGTCTTAGCACCCTGTTCACCAAAGCGAATAGTTTTAACTTTGTCACCTTCTTTAGCAACAACAATGTGGCTCTTCTTAGGGTGACTAGGTGTTCGCTTAGGCTTGTTGTATCCGCTAACTCCTGCTCGCGCTAGCCTTGGGTCTTTTTCCTTTGGCATTATCAGAGTCCTCCTTGTGGCGCAGGTCCGACATTTGGCCCTCTAGGGCCTCTACCTTGGCCTCCAACGCTTCCAATTTGTTGAACTGGTCTTGGAACGCTTGGTTGATCTGGGCTAGGAACTGGTTCATTTCTGTTTGTGTCATTAACACCGGGAATTGCTCCTCTGTTGTTTAGTGCTTTTTCTTTGAGTGCCACTTCAGCAATCTTGAGTCTACGCTCAAACTCTCTGTCATCTGCGTCTCCGTCCTTGAGATTACGTGTGATTGCGTTGATCTTCTCAATCTGTAACTCTTCAGGAGCCAGTTGTGTCTCAATGGCGTACTTAGCTGCTCTGGCTTGCGACTCAGCGGCCTGACCTTGCAACGCTGCGGTCTGACTCTGCTGGAACTCAAGCTGTGCTTGTTGTGCCATCTGAGCCATCTGTTGAGCCTGAGGATCTGGCTGAGACGCCTGTTGCATAGACGCAATCAACTCGTCACGGTTGCTCAGGTTCATGTTGTCGATAATGCTCTGGATCAGCACAGGGTAGATTGGGCTGTCTTGCTTCATGGTTTGCAAGAGTTGCACCAGTTGTCCTACCTCGTACTCTCTAGCAATAATGCCCAGAGTAGACGTAGCGTTGAACTTATAGTCAGCCACAGGGTAGTTCTCAGGATCAAACTGCATGTACCTGTGTGCAGCCTTGGTTACAAACGGCAACAGGAATGACTGCTGGAAATTAATCAGGGTACGCTTGTGACGCTTGATGATAGCGCCTAGAGACATACTTATGCCAGCGGCGGTTGCTTCTCCGTTAACCTGACCAGCAATACCTGCGGAGTCTACAGCGCCCGTGGCTTGTTGTACCATCTGCTGAAGCGCCTGAGCTTGTGCAAAAGTAATCTGACCAACTTGCCCAAAGTTGAACGGTTGAAGTACCTCACGCGGATCTCCATTAGTTAGAATCATTTTGCCCGGACGTACCTCAGGTTTAGCGCCACGAGGTAAACGCGTTGCGTCAATAGCAAGCATGGGGTGAATGGTAAGACTCAGTGCGTCAATCCTAGCTCGTAGCTCAGTGTCCAGAGCCTTCTGAGAGTTGTAGCCCTTCTCGCAAACTCCTCTGCCCCAGAATCGACCCGGAACAACGTCCCACGGAAACGCAACCACAGGACGGTCTTGCATCATGTAAGGGTTAGCTTCAGCCTTCAGGAGTGTACCGCCGTTAGCGATAACTACGATAGCCTCAACGTACATAGACTCAGACTCTACTTCTACGTCTTCAGCCTCGAGCAACTCACGGGGCACGAGTCCGTAGTACTTCGTCAGGCGTACCTTGTCGTCGTTGTAGATCGTGAGGTCTTGATCTGGCTCTAGGTCTGTATCAGGAGCAGCAGACTCAATGTAAGCCTCCCTGTACACGCCCTGTTCCTGCATGAGTTCTACGGAGTGCTTAGACACAAACTCGTCAATAGCGACACCCATAGCGTCTTCTACGGACGTAGCAACAGGGTCTATCAGGAAGTTCTGAGGCAACACAGGCTTCAGCTTAACTACCACTCTGTCAGTAATGTTGACACCTACAGCCGTAAGATCACCACCCATGATAGGCTGAGTAGCAGGAGCCATCTCCTTGATTTCCTCTAGGATAACTTCTCCTATGCCTGTTCCAAACACAGCAGAGTTAATCAGGCACTCTGCAACAGCCTTACGTATCTTACACTTCTCAAAGTCTTCTGTGAGTTTGTTACGGAGGTACTGGATGTCCTGACGGTCTTTGTCGTTAGTGTCGTCAGCAATGTCAAACCACTTACCTCTGCCAAACGTGGCTTCTTCTAGTTCTGCTACGTTGGACTCTACGGCCTGTTGTAGCGCAGGAGATATGATTCTGGAACGCTCTGATCCTCTCTGGGAATCTGCAGGATCCCATTGACCTCTCCAGAGTCTGTAGTATTCTTCAAACTTTGCTTCGTAGTTTGACTCGTAGTAATCACGCCAGTTCTCACATTTAGTCATCACCCACTCTTCAAGAGACTCTTCAATCATCAGAGGGTCTGGGCTGTAGATTTCTTCTGCCATAGTAGTTTCCTTAGAGTATTGCTACGCTGTAACCCAGTGTAAAAAACACTACGGCAGAGATTGCGTAGATTCCGTACGTATTAAAAGGTCTAAAAACTTTGTTTGTCACTTTAGTATCCTGCTACAACGTCTAGTATTTCGTGATCGTCAATTTCGTAATCGTAGTGGTACGCAACTTGTGCTAACTGATCTATGTACGCCAGAGCGTCAACCAAATCATCGTGAGTTAATGGATCTGGAAACTGAAACAGTTGGTCCAAGAATCTGGAGTTCCACTCGCCTTTGTTTAGTGTTACGTAGCCGTTCTCAAAGCGTCCCTGTAAAGCCCACATCACCCTGTCAGTCTTCTTCTTATTACCGTGGGTTAACTCCTCGACTCTAAAGAACGTGCCGTAGCGCTTCTGTAGATCCATCAGGGGACTCATTACAGCTTGCTTTGCGATACCTCGCTCAATACCAACGCTAATGGGTCTGTAGTCTCTAACGGCCTGAAATATCTTGGTGGCAGTCTCGTCAAGGCTCCACCGCCCATATATAATGTTATCAACGTACCAACCATCAGGACTAACTTTAACAA